AAATAAATCTAGAAACTTTATCGCTTATAAGTAAATCCCAGTCTTTATCTGAAGATATCAACCAACAGTCATCATAGTCAAACTCTTTAACTATGTACGCTGCTATATCATCAGCTTCTACTCCCTTAAATTGAAATACTGGGTATTTTTCTTTCAATAGGGTTAAAGTATTACTAAACTCTGCCATAAACATTTCAAACTCTTTAGCTTCTTGTTCTGTTTGGTCAGCATACTTCTCTTTTCTGTTTGCCTTGTATTCAGGAAATATTTCCTTTCTATAAAAGCTACCGCCGTCTGCTAAGATAATTATTTGTCCCGCATTATAGGATTTTGCTAGACTTTCTACTGTTCGTATATAGTCATACTTGAAGTCTAAAACTCCTTGATGTTTCCATCTAAAAGCTATATTTAGACCATCAACTATCAGCAAGTTCCCATTCGGGGCTGGGTTCCCAAGGTCTGAGAATGTGATTGCCATTTGTAAATTGTATCTCCTCGTTTTCTAGCCAATGTTCTGCGATAAGTATATATGCACCTAGCCAGCCAATGTGCATATATCGCAATGTATTTTCAGGTTTTCTTGTAGTCGCTACAAAAAATTTACCATGATTTTCTCGAAAGATAAGAAGTGGTTCTTGTTTCATATCCTTTGCTTGTTTACAAAGTTTACTCCACCATTTATAAATATTATTACTCTTTTGAGTATAAATTTTACTATTAAAACCACAATCTTTGTAGAACTTTACCTCTACACAGAATAAGTTATACTTTCCTATAACTTGCAAATCTCCTTTTATTTTGCCACTACCAGAGCCAGGAGTAGTTTTCCACTCTTCTTCTGTGAGTCGATTCAACATAGAAAGCACTTGTTGCTCTCCTCTGATTCCTTTTTGTCTAGGACTGACCATCTAATCTGCTTATTTTATCTTCTTTTATAACTTCTATTTTGGACAATAATGGGTGTGTCCAGCCGTGTGATACTATGTAAGTATTCAAATTTTCTTCTCCAAGTAGAGTTTCTACTAATCTTTCTTTTCCTTGTTCGTCAAGGACGTTTGTAACTTCATCTAGAAATAGTACATTGATTCTTGACTTAGAAATACTACTCATGAGTTTTCTAATTGCTAAAAGAGTAGATGTATTTACTCGTGCTAACTCTCCCGCACTAAGAGCAAGTATATCTACTGTTTTACCATTATCATCTATTTCTACATTTAGTTTATCATTGGACACAACAAATTGTAAGCTAAATCTACCATCAGATAAATCTGCTAGATAATCATTTGTTAGTTCCTCTAAATCTTTTACTAAATTTTCAATCTTATAAGCAAGTAAGCCATTTGTACTAAAAGCTTTTTTCAGTATTTCAACATAGCTTAATTTTTCTTCTTGAGTTTGAACTTTACTTTCTAACTCTTTTGCTTGTTCTTGAAAATCTGTTTGTTGTTCCTCTATTATGCCTATGCGAGTATTATGTCTTTCTCTTCTTTCATTTTCTGCTATAACTTCTTCTACTCTACTTCTTCTGTCTTTTATTCTAGCTTTTATCTTTGCTATCTTCTGTTCTAACTCATACGCATCAGGAACTTCACTCGAAAGACTATGGTCTATGTTTCTATATAAATCTTCAAAATCTTCAACCTTTTGTTGCATAACTCTAAAAATTTTATTTTGTTCTTCTTTCTTTTCTATCATACTTTTTAGTGTTGTTGCTTTTTCTACTAATCTTTCTTTTATTTTTTTGTGTTCTTTTATTCTTATTTCTGAAAAACCTTTTTCTAGTGTTTGGTCACAGGTAGGACATATATCTCCTAGCTCTGAGTATTTATTTATCATTTTTGTTTCTTGAGCAACTTCAGAAGTATACTTACCAACCGTTTCCCTTAACTTACTTGTATCTTCTATTTCATTTTTATTTAAAAAGTCTTTGGCGAGTCCTAAATCTATAGACTTCAACTGGTTTTTATATAAATTATTTTTGTTAATTTTTTTACTAATTTCAGAAATATTTTCAAATTCTAATTGTAATGAACGCAAAGCTTCTTCATCTTCTTCCGAGTAAAATGGTAAATCTAATTTTGGAAGTAGTGATGTATCCTCAAGAAAATTATCTGATAACCACTTATCGATTGTGGCAATTTTGCCATGTGTCAAAGAAACATCTCCACCTAAATTTCGTGATAATTCTTTAAAAACTTCAAAGTATTTTACATAGTCATCTAATTGTAAGAGGTCTATCAAAAATCTTTTTCTGTTAGTATCTGTAGCAGTTAAAAATTGTAAACTTGCATTTGTGTTTTGATATACTATTTGTGAAAAAGTTTTAAAATCAATACCAATTATCTTTTCTACTGATTTGTAAGTATTTGTAGCTGTATGACTAGAAATATCTTCTCCATTTTTATACAACTTCACTTTTATACTTGCTCTACGAACAACATCAATTTTATACTTATCATCTACAACATCAAAAGTCAAAGAGATATCATAGCCATTGTTGACTTCACGATTTGGTATGTCTGCTTTTTTGATACCTTTTGAATTTTTATTAAATAATACTTCTTCTAGTATAAGAGGTATGGAACTTTTGCCTGTTCCATTTGTTCCTACAAGTTGTGTAACTGTGCTGTCATTTAAGTCAAGCTCATTGTTTGAGCCATAACTAAAACAATTACTCCACTTCAGCTTCTTTAGCGTAATCACTAAACACTCCTAAAATATTTTTTGTTTTATTTTCTTCTAACTCTAGTATATATGATAAATATTCATTTAATTCTTCTTCGATTGTCATTTCTTTATCTAATATTAGAGTTGCCTCTGTTTTTCGTTTTATAACTTTTTTGTCAAGTAAATCATTATTTTTAATATTACTTAAATCTGATACATCTCCTTCTATTTCATATATAGTATGATGAAAGTCAGTTTGTATCATTTCATCAGGATTTGTTACTGTTTTACGCAAGAGCTGAGGTAAATCAAACTCATGCCATGTCCAGTCCCAATTATCTTTTATAAGTATATATCCAGTAGTAACTAGATTTCTATGAAAAGATGTTGTCATTGGACTACCTGGATAAACAATATTTCTTTGTGTATTACTATGGGCATGTAAATCTCCTGCAAACACAGTCTTAAATTTATCAAATCTTTTTAAGTCAACTTCAGGAACTACATGAGGAGGTATCTCGCCTCTTACATGAGTAAATAGATAATCAACATTTATATCTTCTATACTATTCTTTTTATGCAAATCAGCATAAGGAAGTATTGCCCAATCGTCTTCATAGTAAGTGCTATCAATTACCTTTACATGAGGATTGAGTTCTTCTGTTACTCTTTTTAAATTTGTAAAAAATGTTTTATTCTTTCTAGTTGCTTCATGATTACCATCAAAGATAATTGTCCAACATTTAACATTCTTTACAAAGTCAAAGTAAAGTGTAAGTTCGTCCATAGAAGGGACTCGGTCAAACAAGTCCCCTCCGACGATATGTAGACTAACATTATTGTCCATAACAATATTTTCTAGTTGCTCAAAGAACATCTTATATCTGGTACATGCCCAAGGTATAGGTACATTCTTTTGTCCTAGTTTGATATGCCAGTCTGCTGTAAATAGAATCACGCTACGAAATCTTCTCCTGGGTTCCATTCACACCCTGTAAGACCACCTGCTTTTAAGGCTTGAAGTGTTCTTAATATTTCTTTTGCGTTTCTTCCTGTATCGAGATGATTAACTGATACATGCATTATTATGCTATCTGGGTCAAGAATAAAAGTTGCTCGATTGCATACTCCTTCTTCTTCATTAACTATACCTAACTCTTTTGACAAAGTTAGTCCACAGTCAGCTGCAAGAATATGCTTGATATCCTTTATTATTGGATTTTGTTCTTTCCATGCTAACTTACAGTATTCGTTATCTCCGCTTACACCCATAACTTCATCTGCCTCTTCTAGCAAACAATCCATTGCTGCTATTTCTGTAGGACAAATAAAAGTAAAGTCCTTTGGATAAAAATAAACTACTGTCCAGCCTGATAGAAGATGAACATCAACTATTTCATTCTCTTCAGTTACTGCTTTTAGACTTATGTCTGGAAATCGTTGTCCAACTGTGTACATAGTGACTCCTTACTTAACATCAAACTCTTCTGAGATAGTTTCATCAGGCTCATTTGAAGAACCTTCTCTTAATCTATCTAAGAGTTCTTTTTGTGCATCTGGAGTTGGTCTTGATAAGACTTCGTCCATAGATTTTAATTCTGAAATAAGTTCCATTTCAATATCATCTAAAGCTCTTGGTTTGCACTTTAGAGCTTGTAATTGGTACTCAACATTGTAAGCCATTGGTCCAGTTTTAACTCTTTTGAAGTAAACGTCCCACCCTGTTTCTGGGTCTGTTGGGTCGCCCAAGTCTTCTGCAGCAACCATGATTTGCTCTAGAAGTTTCTTCTTTAGATTTAATACTTTCACTTTGCCTTCGTGAATACACTGAATTGCATATGCCCAACCGCACTTAAGTTCTGGGTGGTATTCTCTTACCCAGTCTTTCTCGAGGTTGTTAAATGCTTCTTGGTTTCTATCGAATGATAGACACTCGAATGGTAAATTTTTACCGTTCTCACCTTTTAGCCAGTATACATATCTTGGTAATATGTCACCAACCATTCTTACGACATTGTCGCCTTCGACATACTGATAGCTGTCGATTTTATTTTTCTGGGCTTCGCCCTTAGCTTGATTAAATTTTATTGCCATTTTAGTTCCTTTAATGTGATTTCTTCAAATTTAAAATGTATTCTGTCATCTTCAATCCAAAGTAATCTGTTGTTTTTAATAATGTCCTCGTCCCCTGTAAAGTGGAGGAGGTCTAGTGTGGTATCTTTTTTATTTTGGTACTCGAAATAGTTGCGCAAGGAAGCGATACCTGCGTACTGCACAAGTTCGCTATCCGAGTACCTCCTGCGTTGAATAAATAAGGGTTTGGGATTTACAAGAAAAGACTTCCCATAGAAGCTTTTTGTCCAAAACTTATAAATTCTATCATGTCTATTGACTGGAGGAAGTTTGTAGGTGAGAATATGTAGAATTGTTAGTATGTCACTAACTTTTCCCTTGCTTTCCCTTTGTATCTTTTTCCAATTATAGAATAACATTATAACAAATTTTGAACTTGATGTCAAGTACTATTTTTTACTCCTATATCAGACACTACATAGCCTTGTTTCATGTAATAACCCATTCTCGCACTAGCCTGTTTTCTTGCTGTACGACCCTCTAAGTGTATATCGGCGATTACAGGCTGAAGTTTTCCCTCATATATTCTTATAATTCTGCCGATAAGTTGTGTTAGTAAAGGTTCATTGTTTACTGGTGTGCCCAAAACAAGACAACTTAGGCAATCCAAACTGATTCCTTCACTAAAGATTGATTGTGTTCCAAAGAGTATATCTTTCTCTTCAAAGATACCCTTAATTATCTCAGGGCGCTCTTCGTGAGGAATATCTCCTGTTACGCAGATTGCGTTATCTCCTACAAGTCTTGCACAACTTTTTAGAAAGTCAACTCTATCGCTGACAACTAATACCTTGTGCCCTCTCGCCGCATAGTTCGCTGCAAGTAACGCAATCATATTTTGATATTCCCAATTATACGCAAGTGCGTTTACTCGAGAAGCCCAATCAACATTGCCATCGATAAAGCGAATACCCGACTTGACTATGTCAACTCGTGGAGTAAGATAGTTTTCCTTTGGTGGTTTCAGCACTTTGTCAGAAAAATAATCACGAAAGATAACATGTCTTCCATCTTTTCTCTGCATTGTACCTGTCAATCCAATTTTGTACCTTGCGCGACTGGCATCTACAATCCGTGTAAATGTTGGCGAAGATACATGGTGCATCTCAT